CAAGACTAGAGCTTAAAGTTAAAGCATTTCTTTTGCCGCCAAATGAAGATACAAATATGTATCCAATCAAAAGATACGTTACAGCAGTATCTTTTGATTTTGACATAAAGCAATCTTCCTATAAAATTTATTCCAAAACGTTAATTGATCAAATTGGCATAAAACAAAACCAAGATGCATTTCTTTTAAGTGACGTAGAAGAAACAGAGACTCCAAAAGCAAAAACATCAGATCAAAACTTATATTTTGAAAAAGAACTGATAAACGGCATTACAGGCAAACGAGAAAGAGTGTATGCCGAAGTCATGGACAACACCCAATCAAAGGAGACTGTCTATCGAGCATCAAGTATTGATGAAGTGCTTGCATTAATTTCCAAAGAATGATTGGTTCTCCATTTAAGGCGGAATAATTATCCTTGATCAAAAAGTGAAAGGCCATAAATGGTTAATTAAAAATGACTGAACAATTACTTAAATTCCCAGGATATTACGATGCCGAGATTGACGCCTCGTATCGTGAAGTTCCACCTTCAGGAACACCAGCAGCGATAATTGGAGCCGCAGTGCAAGGCCCTGCATTTGTTCCAACAACTTTAGGGTCATTATCAGATCAAATCGCCAGATTTGGTGCGGTAACTCCAGGCTATCCAGCAACATATGCTTCACAGCGTTGGCTGGAAAATAAAACAAGTGCAGTCTTTGTAAGACTACTTGGTGCTGGTGCAAACAGCGGTTCTGGTGAATTTGACGATACAAGAACCAAGGGAATTGTGAAAAATGCTGGTTTCTCAGTTTCCTCTTCTGTTGTTGCTGTTTCTGGTGATGGTCGCCACCAGGGTGCCGTCCAATTTCTTGTTGGACGACACATTCTAGCATCCCAAGAGGCATACGGATATCCATTGTTTACAGATAATGGTTCTTATGCTCTAACAGGGAATGCTGTAAATCTTGTTCGCGGCATGATTTTCTGTAGCTCTGGCTCCAGAATTATGATAATGAATGGAACAGGAGAAACATATACAAATACTCTTGATGACATTGCTACAATCGATAGCGGCTCCACAAGTGCAACATATGGTAAATTCAAACTAATTGTTTCTACAAGTCTCGGCGCTACCTTTGGAAGCATGGACGGCAATGATGGAATTAGAATCTATACTGCATCATTTGACCCAAGTGCAACAGATTATTATGCTAAACTTTTAAACACCGATCCAGATAAGTTTGCTGAACTAGGACACTATCTTTATGCAGACTTTCCAGTTGATGCAGAAATTGCAGCAATAGCAACTGGTTCCGCTGTTTCAAGCTCGATTGCAATTGTATCTGGATCTAGCGCATTTACTACAACTGGTGGCATCACTGATGTCCCATTTAGAAATCTGTTTGGAAGATTCGATACTCGCTACACAACACCAAGAACCCCATCATTCATTTCGCAACCATTTGGAAATATCGAACATGAATTATTCTATTTTGAAACAATTTCAGATGGTGCAAATGCAAACGAAATGGTTAAGGTATCAATCGCAAACCTTAAAGCTTCTTCTGACCCAAGATATGACTATGGAACATTCTCTGTAATCGTTAGAGATTTTAACGACACTGACTTTGAACCACAAGTTCTGGAACAGTTTACAAACGTAAATCTAGACCCAGATTCAGAATCATATATTGGAAGAATTGTTGGAGATATTAAAACAACCTATAAGTTTGATTTTGAAAGTGAATCAGATAGAGGATTACAAACAACTGGAACTTATCCAAACCGTTCTAGATACATAAGAGTTCAAATAAATCAAGCGGTTGCGAACAAAACCGTACCAGCCAAGTCACTTCCATTTGGTTTCAAAGGAGTACCAACCCTTAAAACAACAAACGCATCAACAGATGTTTCTGGCCTAGGAAGATTCCAAATGTCTGGCTCAGGTACAACTCTAATGTACCCAGAATTGACAGGATCTATTGTTCCACCACTTCCATTCAGATTTAAAATCACAAGAGGCGATGTAAGTTCTTCTGCCGCATTTACAGGACAGCCAGGATCTACTGAAATTGTAGATGCTCGTTTGTTCTGGGGTGTTAAGTTTGAAAGAAACGATACTCCGACAAACTCAAACATCAGCCTAGAACCAAATCAATTGGTTAGAAGCTATGCTAGATTCCTCGGAATAAGCAAACTAGACACGTTGGTCACTGGCTCTACGGTAGATACATTCAACGAAAATAAGTTTACCCTTGCAAGAGTTGCTTTCGCAAATGGTGGAATTGTTGATCTAACTGGTTCCATAGGCACCATCTTGAAAAATGCTGCTTATATCAGAAATGGTACACCAGATGGTACAAATTATACCATCACAGACGGTTCTTTTGGAGCGAGAATAACTTTGGCATCCGTTCTTCAAAAGGGAACAGCTTCCGAATTCAATAGATTCACTGATTATGCCAAATTTACATCGCTCTTTTACGGTGGATTTGATGGTGTAAACTTACTTGATAAGGATGCACGTAAATTTACAGATCGTTCTACATCTACCGAGTCTGGCTCAATTGGCTATGGTGGTGCTGCATCATCATTTACCTCACCAGGATTTACAACTAACATGAATGGTGCTGGTGACGCAAACAACCAAACAAATAGCTATAAGACAGCAGTAAGAATCGTCACCGACCCGCTCACTTCCCCAGCAAACATTATTGTATTGCCAGGACAACGTGAGCCAAATGTAACTGATTATGCCGCTCAAGAAATCAAAGATTTCGGAAGAGCGTTTTATATCATGGACATTCCAACATATGATTCGGATATAGTAAGAATCTTCGATAACGAAACTGGTAGATTTATCGACAATCAAAAAACTGGTGAAGAATTCGATTCAAGAACAATAGACAATAACTGCGTAGCAGTATATCACCCGAACGTAACAATTGACGATCCGCTAAACGACAGAAGGACAGTTGTTCCTGCTTCTGTTGCCGCCCTTGCCGCTTACGGTTTTAATGATAGAGTAGCCTACCCATGGTATGCTGCCGCTGGTCTTAACCGTGCGGCGCTTTCATTCGTCAAAGCTGTCGCACAAAGAACAAGGGCTGCCGACAAGAGCGCGTTTACCGATCAAAGAATTAATCCTATTTTCAAGGACGAAGGCACATTTGTCATATTCTCACAATTTACACTAAAACAAGGAGTCAATGCACTTACTTCTAGAGTAAATATTAAACGCCTTTCAATTGAAATCATTCGCTTAATCGCTGGAATCGGAAACAATCTCTTGTTTGAACAACTAACACCAGCAATTAGAGACAGATTTACAACCGCTGTTTCTTTGCAATTATCAACAATACAACAAGCAAAAGGTATTAAATCATTCAAAGTAATTTGCGATGATACAATCAATACCGTTGTTGATAGCGACAATAACAAACTAAATGCAAGAATCGAAATTCAACCAGTTGAATCAATCGAACATATTGCACTTGATTTCGTTATCACTGGTGCAGGTTCCACATTCCTTATTTCTTGAACAAAGTCTTAAACAAAATAGCTTAAATTAAACCCGCCCTAGAATAGAAACTAGGGCGGGTTTTTGTTTTTTCCTCGTAATTACAAATTGATAACAAATAAGGAAATTAATAAATGGCAGACTTAACATTTAGAAGCCCAGGAGTTGCGATTCGTGAAATAGATCTAAGCGGAGGAACCTCAATTCTTCCATCGGGTTTACCAGCAGTCGTTATTTCTACAACACAATATGGGCCTGCATATGTACCAGTAACAGTTCCTACACTTCAAGATTGGAGAACTTATTTCGGTGTACCTTCAACGTATATAAATTACGGCGCATTGGCTGCAACGGAATGGTTTAGAACCCAACAAGCCTTAACTCAAATAAGAGTGCTTGGCGTTGGTACAGGTCTTGAAAGAACAGATAGTGGTAATAATAGAGGCAAAGTAACAAGCGCAGGTTTTGTGGTTGGAGATCAACAACCACAATCCTCACTTTCTGGTGGACTAGGAAACAATGCTTATGCAAATGCTGTTTCTGCCGCTCCAAACGCAACTGGTTCTGCTGGCAGAACATATTTCCTCGGCTGCTATATGAGCCAAAGTGCTGGATCAACCTTCTTTACCGATGCTGGTCTTGCTGGTTCGGCTGTGCCAGTTGTGCGTGGTATTATTTTTGCCGCATCTGGCGTAATTTTGCGCCTTTCTTCATCGAAGGAATCCAATTCTTCGTTACCAGACGCATCAACATCTGCTGATTTTAGTGCAGGTACAGTTAGAGGTTATTTAACTGGGACAGTAAATCTCAGTGGCAGCGCCCAAGAATTCGTAATGCTTCTAAACGGTCACAAAGGAACGAGCGCTCTCTTTCCTCGTGCCGTAACAGCAAGTTTTGATCCAAGTGCTCCAAATTACCTCGGAAATGCATTAAACAGAGACCCTCTTAAACTAGAAGAAGCTGGATACGTCCTTTATTCGCATTATGAGATTCAAAGCGCAATTGCTGTACCAACTGGCTCAGGAATTGTTTTGAATGCAAGTGGTGGCCTGAAAGAACATATCGCGTTCCTATTAACTGGCTCTCAAACAAGAAACAGCGGTTCTGCGACTGCTCCAAATTATGAAAACTTTGAAGACAGATATCGTGCCGCTCACACTCCATGGTTTATCTCTCAGCGCCAAGGTGGTACATACCAAAACTTGTTTAGACTACACATGATTTCTGATGGTGATTGCAGCGACAGAATCAAAGTTAGCATTGAAAATATTTCTCCATCTACAAACGATGCAAATCCTTATGGAACATTTGATGTTGTTGTAAGAGACTTTAATGATACTGACGGAAATAAAGTTGTCCTCGAAGCTTTCCGTGGATTAACCTTGAATCCTTCTTCTGAAAAATATATCGCTAAACAAATTGGTGATAAACATGTCTACTATAATTTTGACATCCAAGAAGACCAACAAGGATTAGCAGAGAGCGGAAACTATGATTTACGCAGCCGTTATGTTCGTGTTGAAATGGACGAATTGGTTGACAATGGAGATACAGCAGAAGAATTGTTGCCACTTGGTTTTAGAGGCCCACAACACCTCGTTACATCTGGTAGTGCGCCATTCCCAGCGTTCTCTGACTCTGGTTATTTGTCGGTTACAAATCCATTCTACAATACAGTAGAACCACCAATTCCTTACAGAACAACAATTTCAAAAGGCACTGGAAACACAAAGACTGCGGACAGAAGCCTTTATTGGGGTGTTCAATTTGAACGTGTCGCTTCTGTGAGCGAACCAAACAGTTCAACTATTCCAAATTCCAGCCTAACATCAAGAACAAAATATTATCCAAACTTCCAATTGGATTGGATGGATGTCGTTGTTGATGATAACGAAGGAGTGTCTGATACTGCCGCAAACGGTATTCTTGATGCAGATAGATTCTGTAACAACCTTTTCTCATTAGAAAAGATCCAAATCTATTACAACTCCGCAACAAATAATACGCCAAATACAAGCCGTATAAAAGATTGGACATATGTTCGCAGTGGAAACATTGCAACCAATACAACCAATCTTACAAGGGCTCTTACTGTAACAGACTTAACAGAGCCAACCACAAGAACAGTTGGTAAATACACTTGTTATTTCTACGGTGGATTTGATGGTGTCCGTATCTTTGATAGAGATACCAAATATCTAACAAATAAAGCCGTTTCAGAAGAAATGGATTCTTCAAATCGCGGATTCTCTAATGGACCAACAGTCAAAGCTTTTAATAAAGCCCTTGACTTGGTTTCCGATAACACAGAAGTCGATGGAAGATTGTTTGTAATTCCTGGAATTCGTCATGAAATTGTAACTGATGCCGCAATTAACGTGGCAACAAATACAAGAAGTGACATTTTCTATATCTTTGATATTGAAGAAAGAGACGTGTCAGGTAACAATATAACAGATACATCAACACAAGACATCTCAATCTCTCAAACAATTACAAACTTTAGAAACCGCGGACTCAACTCCTCGTATGCCGCTGCATACTTCCCAGATGTTATCATCAGAGATGATTATAACAAAACAAGTGTTCGAGTGCCGCCAACAGTTGCAGTGCTTGGAGCCTACGGTCTAAATGATTTAGTTGGTCATCCTTGGTTTGCTCCTGCGGGCTTCACACGAGGAGCACTCAATTCTGTCGATAGAACAGCAGTAACCCTCAAGCAAGAAAATCTAGACGACCTCTACCCAGAAAAAATTAACCCAATCACAGCCTTCCAAGGCCAAGGTGTTAAAGTATGGGGTCAAAAGACAGTTAATGCCTCCGTTTCTGCACTCGAAAGAATTAATGTTCGCAGATTAATGCTAACTCTACGCAGAAGAATTCGTTCTATTGCGAAAGCTAATATTTTCGAACAATATACTTCCGATGCACTATTAGGCTTCCAACGTCTAATTGAACCAGTTCTAAAAGAAGTACAAGATTTAGGCGGTGTCGATCAATACAAAGTTCAAATTGATACAACAACCACTACAAAACTTGATATCGCAAATAGAACAATTCGAGGCATTATCGTAATTCGTCCAACAAAATCACTAGAATTCCTTGACGTGACATTTACTCTAACAAGAGACTCGGTTACCTTTTCTAGTTAATTTGTTTAAATAATAATTCCATTACTGGAAAC